CCATAAGTTGCGAAATTCAGACACCTGTCAAAATCTCTATTATCATAATTCCAATGCTTCCCAAGATGAAGAAAACAATAACGGTGAGTTAATTCATTAATATGTCCATTAATATGAACTGTGGCAAAATTACCACTACTATTTCCTCTCGTAAGAGAATATAGAATATTTCCAATGATATGAGGCGGACCAATGAAAGTTTCGATCAAATTAGTACGAATGGTCTGATTTTTACGAAAATCTTCATCATTACCATTCTCATTATGGGCATACCACGCTATTGCCGCATCGAAAAATGTTCTTATCAAACTAGCTGATATAGAATCATCAAAAGCGCTGAAATCACCTTCCAACCACATTGTATCTTTTTCAGCAACAGTGCGCTTATCCACCATATACCTATAAAACTCCTGATACTCTGGTCCATTCATTGCCAAACCCACCTTGGAAGTCAGATGATCTGCGTGGCTGCTCAAAAAAGAAACAAATCCACCAAAATACTTTCGACATAACATTAAGTGAACAACGTTATCAGCAGAAAATAGGCGCGTTTTTCCTGCTTTCACTTTTTCAATGGGCCGTTTCTCATCCTTCAAACAAGACATAAACACATACATTGGAATCTCTCCAGATGCTAGTTTCTCCTCATCCTCAACCAACATTTGTCGAAACTCTTTTGACATGAGCAAATACTCTTGACCATGTTTCTCCACCTTGTTAAAGAAATCTCTTTTACCCTTTAACTTTTTAGTTAAAACAAAAGGGTACCCAGAGGATGTATCTATCTTGATAGGTTTCATAAATTCACTCCCCTTAATTCCATTAGTGGCTTCAAAATATGAGAGCGTCTTTGCATAACCACGAGAATCAAGGGAATTATATTTGGATATCATATAATTCTGACATTCCCTAAGAATATCTGGATCATACGATCCTTCACAAATATTGGCTTTTGTCATGGCCACCTTTACTGGACTAATGTCTCCTGTCTTAACCAGCATAGCTGGAGCTGTCACAGCTTCCTGAAACATACCATGCACAGCTGAGGGTATAATATTAGTTTTAGACGGCAAATGAGTAGCTTCCTCTTTGCTACATTGGCCTATAAAGTCTATTTGATCATAGTCCCATTTTGCCAAATCCCTATCAGAAATAGGTACGGTCTCAATATTGCTTGTTCTTATATTTGTCTCACCAAGAGCAATCAACATGTCGCGCAAATCTTCTTGCGTTACAATTTGTCCTAACCCTTTAGGACGCTTAATTGATCCAGCAACATGTATCCCTATAATAGGGCACTGTTGAGACGCATCATCACAAATGACAAGTGACCCACAGTCACCATCTTTAGTCTGATGAGTATAAGTAAGAGCATTAGAAATCACATAAGTATCATCTTGACAAAGATAAGCTGGGGACTCAGATTTAACCTCAACATCACTTATGATATTATCTACAAAACTTCCTTTATCAGTTCCATTATGTAAATATCTCATAAATGTACAATTACGAATACGCGCAGATCCAAGAGCTGATTGCGTTATAAATCTATCTATAATACTAGGTCTTTGAGGTGACCTGTCACCAATTTTCACAAGTCCATAATCAGACCCACTTTCATCAGACGGTATAATCCATGTACATTCAGATAGATTAATACGTTTCTCCATACTATTCATATAAATAGTTAGATAAGCTCCAGGTTCGTCGTAATCCTCCATACGCTGAATAAAGTGAGCAGTGCACAGAATCGTAGACCCTGTGACATATATTCCACTTTGTTCATCACCGTACAATCTACCATCTCTAACAACCTTGACTGTCATACGGACCATGTTAGATCTAATTTTCTTAAGATAATCGTCAGACCAGGCCATCCCTTGACCTTCATGTCCACCACCTTTTATCTTATATGTTGGCTTCCATGTTCTATCACCATCCTTATCCTTTGGTCTTTTGACCTTTCGGGGGGGGCGTTTAACTGTTTCATTCAATTCATTAGATTGAGCTGAAAAATCATATAAAGCTAGCTTCGAATTGAAATATCTTCCAATGTTCTTAGTTGCTTTAACAGTCAAATAGGCACATGCCATCATAGTTAAACCTGTCATAACCGTCCCAAACTGTGACACAAATGTATGTCTCCGAGAATTAACAAAATCGGGAACTAGCTCAGTTTGTTCAAACAAGCCCATCTTGTCGACACACACACGAGCTACAGATCTATACATGGATGGCACCAAGTAGTTCAGAACACCAAGAGCATTATAAGCTCTCTTGCACATATATGTGGCATATTCTTTGGCAAACAAGACATAACTCTCATTGGAGAAATCATATTCATATTCACAATATCGCCAATTATCTGAATAGACACTATATACATTTGGAGCTTCCTCTTCAGTGGTCAATACTTGTGCTCGCATTGTATCACTACTGCAAGATTCTCCTGGAATATCTATAGGAACATATAAATCTGTTCCTCTATGAGAAAAATTAATACCGGGAATATAAACGTCTGATTTATCTCGCTTAAACAATTTATTAATTGCTGCAGCATTAGAATTAATCATATCCAATTCCTTTCTAAAGAATTTCTTGGAATCACGACTAATATATTTCAAAAATTCATTGAAACTCATTGATATATCTGGTGTTCCTTTCAGTTTTAAACAACAAATCAGCAATTCATAGTTCAATTCATCTAAAGGAATATCAGGATTATCTTCTTGCATGAGCTCTCTGTTTGGTCCATTTATAGTTGTGTATTTGTCTGGAAATTTAAACTCCCACCGAGTTTTAAATCGTCTCCAAAAAGCGGCTGGACATGCAACTCCAATAGATCTTTCTTCAAAGATGTTTGATGTAGCAGCAACAAATTTAGAATTAAACATAACTCGACCTTTACTCTCTACGGCAGCCATATTTAGGGACATAGGGGCCGTATTACACACATGAATAAGTTCTGTAGCAGTTGCTGCTCTCAAATTGGTATCTTTATTTTGAAACATATCATCATATACAGTCATCATTTGACCATTATATCCTTCCCAATATGGTGAACTGGGATCTCTCATACACATGAGAGAACCTTCTTCGTATTCCAAATCAAACTCTTGATTCAGGAACATAGCAATTCTATCTAGGCAGGTAGATTTACCTATACCAGATGAACCTGCAATTTGAAACATATATGGGGGAATACGAAATTTATCATTGTTTGAATAAGTTCTCGCAGCATCAGCCATTTTTGAACTTTTCCCAAACTGCATCAAAAAATGCTGATAAGAACCGCGTGTTATAGTTTTAGCGCTCTCTACTATGGAACTAATTTCTTGTCCCAATTCATAGTGCTTTAAAACTTTTGCACGCATAGCTGGATTCAAAGCTATACCATGGTCTTTATCCATATAATTAGCCTCTAATATATATAGATCACGAGTCCAAGTTTCGTGGATTGAAGTCAATTGATTTAAATTGGCATTATGATCCGGATCAATGCCCAAAACATGCTTGCTAAACAGTTCAAAAATTGTGCGCGCTGCCAACAATATAAAACCAACTACTTCAGGCAAACTAGAAGTATTTCTATAAATAGCAAATAATTTAGATTGCCAATGTGTCGACATAAATGATAGATTTTTAGAATCTCTATCAAAGAAAAAAGCATAGATAGTCGACATAATTCTAAACAACACACTAAGTGTTTCATTGGTTAGATCTGGTTCGTATGCTAAACCTTGAGCTGTCATATCAGTTGCAGGGTTTTTGAGAAGATTTGTGATTTTTACAAAGAGTTCATACAAAGTATCTTTCTCACAGAGAGAAGATAGTTTCCCTATTAAGGATGAAACATCACAAATATCCACAAACATGCAACTGAGAGTTCTATGAAACTCTCTTGATGTTTGACAATCATAAAGTTGGTAAAAGAAATTCACAAGCTTTATGAGAGCATTGTGTTTTTCTTTTGGAATGGATCGTTACAGTCACCAATAAAAGAATCCAATAAAGGAAAAGAATGATTTACATCAATGGAAAACAAAGATTGAGCTTCGTATTCCGAAATAACTCTATCATGTTTGGATTCAAAATTTTGTCTCTTGTTTTTAAGTAGACCGTGAATACGGGCTATCAAGAGATTACGCATGAATTGACGAGGTGCCTCGTCAATACTGCTTCTGTATTTATTCACCTCATCAAAGAGGGAAGTAGCTTCAGATCGGCTAATAAAAATCTTCTTCATTTCTTCAGAAAATTTTCTTTGAAATTTGTGATTAGATACATTCGTGTATTTTCTCCAAAAATCTTGTTTTTGATGGGGGCTTAATTGCTTTCCATAAAGAATATATCCTTTAATGGAAGAGGGGATAAAATTCTCTCCCTTCATAATTAAATATGAAGGGTATAAAATACAACACTTATTAACCGAAGTTTATATCGAAAAATAGTTGATGTGCTGTTAAAAGCTTGAGATTCACTTTTCGTGAGTGCTAGTTTCGTTAATTTCGTTAATAAAATTCTAATCTGTAATGACTCGATAGAAAATAAAAATTTTAATATTTTT